ATTTTTCTGATTGGGGTGAAGCAGTTCTTGCATCAGAAGTAACTCTTGAACCAGGTCTTTGGAGTCTAGATAACTTTGGTCAAGTATTGATTGCAACAGTTGCAAACGGTAAAACATTTACATGGAACGCAGGTGCAGCAGCTCCTTTGACTACAAGAGCATCAACATCTACATCTGGTTTTTCTACAGCATCGAATCCAACTGCATCAAGATTAACATTAGTATCACCAACAACTAGACACTTATGTCATTTTGGAACCGAAACAACTATCGGAGATACTACAACACAAGACGATATGTTTATTAGATTTTCTGATCAAGAAGACATTAATGACTATACTGCTACTTCTATTAATAGTGCTGGTGATTTTAGATTACAGGATGGTACAAAAATAGTTGGTGCTATCAAAGCAAAAGAAACAATTTTAGTATTTACAGATAATGCATTGTACACAATGAAATTTGTAGGTGCTCCTTTTACCTTTAGTTTTGAACAGGTTGGTACAAACTGTGGATTGATAGGTAAAAATGCAGTTGTTGAAATAGATGGTGCTGCTTTTTGGTTATCACCAAATGGTTTCTTTATGTTTGATGGTACAGTTAAATCATTACCATGCAGTGTAGAAGATTTTGTATATGATAATTTTGATACTACAAAAGGTCAACAAGTTATGGCAGGTATTAATAATCTCTATACAGAAGTTATTTGGTATTATCCATCATCAGGTGCAAATTATAATGATAAATACGTTGTATTTAACTATGGTGAGCCTATGAAAGGTGGAGTATGGTATACAGGTACAGAAGCAAGAACAAGTTGGATTGATGCAATTGTATATCCAAAACCTTTTGCGACTAAATATGATAGTTCTGCATCAGGAACATTTCCCGCTGTCATAGGTGAGGATGGTTTAGGTCAAACTAAATTCTTTGAACACGAAGTTGGTACAGATCAAGTTAACGAAGATGGATCAACAACAGCTGTCACATCGTTTATAAAATCATATGATATAGACTTAGAACAAAGACAAAGATCACCTCGAGGTCAACCTGCGGGATTGAAATTAGCTGGTGAAACCTTTTTAGCTGTAAGACGTTTTGTACCAGATTTTAAAACTTTAGATGGTAATGCAAAAGTAAGTTTAGCTGTGAAAAGATACCCTCAACAATCAGACACTACAACATCTTTGAGCCCCTTTACAATTGATTCAACTACTGATAAAAAGGATACTAGAGCCAGAGGCCGTTTTGTTAATCTTAAAATAGAAAATGACACAAGCGGTGAATCCTGGCGTTTTGGTACATTTAGATTAGACGTACAACCAGATGGAAGAAGATAATGGCTACTTTATATGATTTAGCAATGAAATATTTACAGCAAGGATTACCTAGTATATCAGGTATTTTTCCTTCTACTATTCCGCCTATAGGTGGTACACCACCAACACAGCCACCAGGAACGCCTCCAGGTACACCTCCAGGTCAAGGTCAAGGAATAATTAATACTGGTTCAGCTGATAATTTTAGTGTTTATAATCCTGATCCAACTAGATTAAGAACTATAGATAATTATAGTCCATATGCAGGTAGACAAGCCATCGAAAAAACTTTTTACGATACAACCACTGCTGCTAATAAAATGATGGATATGTATCCTGATTATTATGGAGTTGGACAAAAAACAGGTATTGAAAGAGTATTATCAAACTTACCTGGAAAAAATATATTAGATAAATTTGGTCAAATGCTTCCCGTAAATAAAAGAGCAATTATGGAAAATGAAGCGTTGGGTGCAGGATTTAGATTAAATGATATTGGACAAATTGTATCTGATGGAGGATCAGCTTATGATCCATCAGGATTAAATATTATGGCTGGTTATAATTTAGCTAAAGTAGATCAATCAACATTTGATAAACGAAGAGCTAACGCAAAGAAAAATATGTCACCAGAAGGATTTGAAAAATTTAATAAAGCTCTTACAGCAGCTGAAGAAAAAATATTAGGTAAGAAAGGAGTAAAAGAAATTAGTGATCTTATTTATGATGATAGAATGAAAACAAAAAATCCAGATTATAAATCAACAGATGAATTAATTGATTTAGGTATTAAATCAGCAGAAGATGATAACGAAGATGATATGGTAGATACAATAATAAAACAACAATTAGGAATTATTCCAACATTTGGAAGTTTTCCAGGTTACGGAGTAGCACCAAATCAATTTGGATCAGCAGATGATTTCCCTACTATAACTCAATCTGGAACATCTGATGATGGTTATATTCCTCCTTCTCCTCCAAAAGATACTGGTGAAATTACAGCTGATGGAGGCGGCGGAGGAACTTACTATAGTGGAGGTAAAACTCTTGAAGACGCAGGTGGTACTTATACTGGAGGTTTCCAAGGTGCAGAGGGAGGTTTTGAATATACAGGCAAGCCTTCATTTGGAACAGGTAGTGGTGGTTTAGGTGATTATCAAATATCACCTTCAAAACCTTCACTGCCAAATTACGGACCACCAAGTCAAAGCAGTGGTGGTGGCGGAGGATCATCAAGTAGTAGTAGTAAAATTGTCTGTACTATGATGAATGATTCTTATGGATTTGGTTCATTTAGAAATAAAATTTGGATTAAATATGCTAAAGATAATTTAAGACCAGAACATCAAAAAGGTTATCACAAAATATTTTTACCATTAGTAAGATATGCAAAACAAAAAGGTGTTACAAATAAAATTGTTAAAAAAGTTTTAGAGCATATTGCTGTTCATAGAACAATAGATATACGTCAACAATCAAGAGGTAAAACTCATTTATTAGGTAGAGTATATAGAAAAATTTTAGAACCAATTTGTTATTTTGTAGGTAAGAATGGCTAAAATAAACATAAGAATACCAGAACCAAAATTAGAATATGATGTATCTAATCAAAAACAAATTAATAGAGCTTTAACTATTATGAAGGATCAATTAAATTCTACATTTTTATCTGAAATAAAACAGGAGCAAGAGAGATTCTCTTGGTTTATAGGTGGCTAATATTTATAAAAATTCAAAAGTAGATTTTACTACTACTGATAATACAGTAGTTTATACAACTCCAACTGATTCTAGAGCTATTATAAAAAGTATAGTGGTATCGGAAGACTCTAATAACGCCGACAGTATATCTGTTACAATAACAGATGCATCTAGTGCTGTGTTTAGTGTATTTAAAGACAAAGCTATTTCTGCAAAAGCAACTGTTGAATTAATAACTCAACCAATCATATTGCAAGAAAGCGAAATATTAAAAGCACAAGTTGCTACAGCCGATAGGTTGCATATGATTGTATCATTATTAGAAATAAATAGGGATTAATATGTCATTTATAGAACAAGAAGCATCATATAGATACGAGACAATTGATGGAAAACAAGTTAAAATTATTACACCTCAAAGTGAAGTAACTTTAACTAATGTAAAAACAGGTAAAGAATACAATTCTGATGCAGAGGCAGAAGCAGATGTTAATGATCCAAACACAGATACTGTGGCTGAAGATCTTAAAAGAGATGTTAAAATAACAGTAGAAGCACTACCAATAGGTGGCGATTCTAAGTTGTAAAATAGGAGATTTTTATATAAAATAAATAAAATATGCCAATATCTAGATCACAAATGGAGAGACAGTTAAGAATGGGAGGTGGAATCATGCAGGTTGCACCCAGACAACAATACTTTCTTGGAGGTATAGGAGATGCATTTAAAGGAGCTGTCAAAGGAGTAGCTAAAGGTATCAAAGGTTTAATTAAATCACCTATAGGTAAAGCAGCTTTATTAGGTGGATTGACTTTTGGTGTGCCTGGCACACAGTTTGGTGGACTATTAGGTAAAGGTTCTTTAGCAAATATTATTGGACAAAAAGCCATGACTCAAGCACCATATGCTGAAGGTACAGGTCTTAAAGGTTTCTTTCAAAAATTTCTTGGTGGAGAAAAAAGTTTAGGAACAACTGCTAAAGTATTTGCAGGTGGAACTGCATTAGGTGCAGTGTTAGAAGCAGCAGGTTTAAATACAGACAATCCAAATGAAATGGCAGCAGCCACTAGAGATATAGGTGCATTAAAAGGTTATTTAAGAACAGGATACAAACAATTAAATCCTAAAGCAGATGATAATGAAGTAGAAGCTTTTGTTGAAGAAAATACTAGAGAGTACAAAGCAGGAGGAGGAGTGATGAGAAAAAATTTTGCAATTGGTTCAGAGGAAGACATACCTGAAATAGAAGAAATGCCATCAGAAGAACTTTTAGATATACTTAAATCAATTGGTGCAGACAAGGAACAGGCATCAGGCATCAAGAGTATTAAGAATAAAATGACATCTCAACCAGATCCAATGGATGAGAGAAATAGCATGATGGAAAATATAGCAATAGAAGAATTTGGTAAACCTTTAAGGTTATTAAATGAAGAAGAAATTATTCAAATCGAAGAGATGATGGATGAAATGTCTAAAAAAAGATCTAAGAAAAATAATTTAATGGCTGGTATGGGTAATACTATGAAATTATTTGACCAATATTATGGTGGTTTTGATAGAGCAGGTTTTGAAGATATGTTAATTCAATATAGTGATAGCGGTGCTAAAGCAAAAGGAATTAACTTGTATGATTTTGCATTAGATTTTTTAGGAATTAGTTCTATGAAAGATGGTGGTAGAATAGGATTTGAAAGCGGAACTCCTAAAAAGAAAAAATCTTTAGATGATATACCTTTAATTAAAGGACCTTATAAAATTAAATATGATGAAGATGGAAATCGTATAAAACCTGAAATGCCAGAAGGTAAGCCATATAAATATAATCCAGAATTAATACATAAACGAAATATTATGCCTTATCTTCTTACAAAACCACTAAAGAAAGCTATGGGTGGTAGAATAGGTTATGCAAGTGGAAGTGAAGATAAATTTATGGAACTTGTAGAAAGACTTAGAGAAGCAGGCTTTAGTCAACAAGAAGCAATTGAAGAAGCTAGAGAAAGACTTTCAAAAAATATGGCTTATGGTGGTAGAATAAACTATGCTAGAGGCACAGACGAGATCGTGGATCAGGCATCAGGCATCATGGGT